TCCTCCTCCGAGATGCAGCGCTACCGGATGGAGTTTGAGACGACACGGACTCCCTTCCTGAACCCTGTTACTCTTGAGCGTCGCCACCTGTTGGCGGACCGACCAAACAATATCCTCTCGGGATACACGGTCACGAACAAGGCGGATGGTGAGCGCTGCTTTCTGGTTGTTATGCGGGACCGGCGGGTTCTGCGCGTGACACCGAGTTCCGTGATCACTTGGACTGGGTTGACAGCGACGAAGGACCTCCACATTGGAGATATTCTGGATGGCGAGTATCTGGTAGATCGCAACCAGTTCTGTATCTTCGATGTGTATTGGTACAAGAACCGTGATGTGCGCCGCCTTCCTCTGTTCGTCTCGGAGGACGACATGAGCAAGTCGCGTCTGGGCTGTGCGCGGTCGTTTGTAGGCGACATCCCGACGGACTTCTCATCCATGGCAGGTGGGAAGCCTCTCCGCATCACCACGAAGCTATTCCTTGCTGGAGATGGCGAGGCGATGCAGATGGCAATTCGCAAGATGCTGGACACAGACTTTGAGTACCCGACAGACGGTCTGGTGTTTACTCCTCGGACATCGCCGGTAGCCCCAATGACAGAGCGTCGCGGCAAGACCTGGATGACGGTGTACAAGTGGAAGCCGGCCTCTCACAATAGCATTGATTTCCTGGTCAAGCTGAAGAATGGCGAGAACTTTGACACGTCTATCGGGAAGCGGGTCGTGAAGGGAACGCTGTATGTCTCGCGGACACCGGGTGATGTGGTGTATCCTTGCGAGACCATGACAGGAGAGTACGTGATGCCGGTCTTGTCTCCGGAGGAGCGGGTCCATGGCGAGACTCGGAATCGTGTGCCGAGCCCGTTCCAGCCGTCGGTTCCTCGGGCACCGGATGCGCACATGATCAACGTGCCTCTGAACGACGCAGGTGTTCCCGTAGATGCCGAGGGAAACCGTGTGGAGGACAATACGATCATTGAGTGTTCCTACAATACCGATCTCGGCCGCTGGAACATCATGCGGACCCGCTACGACAAGACCCACCAGTACCGCGTCCTGGGTCAGCCGCAGTTTGGCAATGACATCGCGGTGGCCGATGCGATCTGGACCAATATGCACGTGCCGATCACGGAGGACATGCTGAAGAATCTGGTGGAGGCACCACCGGATGCGACCTTTGAGGACGATCTGTATTACCGGGACAACCTGGATGCGCGCGATCGTATTCTCCGAGATGTCTACGGGTTCCACAATCGGATCAAGGACGACCTCTACCGCTCGTCGATCAAGCAGGGTGATTCCTTGCTGGAGCTGGCCGTGGGTCGGGCGGGTGATCTGCTGAAGTGGAAGAGGACCAAGCCGTCGCTGGTGGTGGGCGTGGATTCCTCCATGTCCTGTATTACCTCGCCGCGTCAGGGAGCGTGTGTGCGCTACCTGAAGGAGAAGGCTGCGAACCCGACAGAGTACATTCCCCCGGTTCTGTTTGTCTGTGGAGACATGACCAAGCCGCTGTTTGAGGGCGACAATAAGTATGCGAACATTGTCTCCGGATCCCAACCGGCAACCACTCCGTACCTCGAGCACTTTGCGGGGCACACGGAGTTTGACGTGGTGTCGTGCCAGATGGCTGTTCACTATGCGTGCGCCTCCGACGAGGCCTTTGCGACCTTTGCGGACAACTTGGAGACCCATGGCAAGGGCCTGTTCTTCGGAACCTGCCTAGACGGCGCTTCAGTCTACGCCCTGCTGATGGGCAAGAAGAGCCACATGTTCCGCTCGGGAACGCAGGTATTTGGAGAGTTCGTCAAGGAGTATGACGACGGCCAGGGCTGGACGGAGACGTTCGGTCAGGCGGTCTCGGTTCATCTGGAGAGCTTCGAGCAGCCGCAGAAGGAGTACCTGGTTCCCTTTGAGAAGATGACGGAGGTCTTGAAGGAGCACGGCTACGATCTGGTGGGAAGCACGATGTTCGGAGACCACTATGCTGATCAGAATGCGGCATTGCTGTCGCAGGAGCACCAGACCTTCAGCTTCCTTCACCGGAGCTTCGTGTTCGAGCGGTCCAAGGAGCCCAAGAAGAAGGACAAGCAGGAGGCAGTGATCCCTATGGCTACGGAGCCGGAGGTGAAGGATGAGCGCTCGGAGCCAGCGAAGGAGGAGACCAAGCCGCCGGTCAAGAAGAAGATTGTCAAGAAGGTTGCTGTGGAACCCGGTCAGGAGCCGATCCTGTTCTTCGGTGCCGACGAGGGCAAGGGTGAGTGGCGAGTGTTCTCGAATATGTATGAGGCGGCGTTCGAGGTGGATTCGATTACCTTCCCCACGGTGGAGCACTACTTCCAGTGGTCCAAGGCTAAGCAGTTCGGGGATGGCCCAGCTGCCGACAAGATCCTGAAGACACCGTCAGCAAAGTCGGTCAAGGCCATTGGCAAGCGCGTGAAGGACTTTGACAAGGACGCGTGGGACAAGACCAAGGATGGTATTATGCGGACGGCCGTCAAGGCTAAGTTTATCCAGCACCCGGATCTGAAGTCCAAGCTGGTGGAGACAGGAACGCGCCCGATTGGCGAGGCATCGGCTCGCGATAAGTACTGGGGCATTGGCACGTCGGCTGACACGTCCAAGGCAAATGATCCTGCAAAGTGGCCGGGTAAGAATGTGCTCGGAAAGATGCTGGCGGACTTGCGCGTGGAGTTTAAGGAGTAGGCTGTTTCAAGGAGGTAATGAAATACCCAAATGTCCTGTTCTTCCGGCATGAGCCGTATGCGGCAATTGACGAGGTATTGAAGGCGAAGGAAAGTTCCTTAGACTGTACACTTACTTTTACGTCAGATCCGAAGGATATCCTCAAACTGTTCGATTGCAATTATCATATCCTCGTCACCTACGGCGAGACCGAAGCAGAGTATTATCCGTTCATGAGACACTTGGCGACTCGTATGAGACTAAAGTGGATTCACTTCAAGTCCGTGGAGGACATTCCTGCCTTCAACCGAGGCATCAATTTTTGCTACATTCACAATGTCCTTCTCCCTCGCGAGATCACCCGTCCTGTTTTTTCAGTCTTTACCACCTGCTATAATTCGTATCAGAAGTTCCTCCGTCCCTATGAGAGCCTGAAGCTGCAGACACTGAATGATTGGGAGTGGGTTGTGCTCGATGATTCGCCCGACGAGGCACATTTTGAGTTCTTACGAGGGTTGGTTGGCAATGATCCTCGCGTCCGTCTGTATCGCCGCGCATCGAACAGCGGAAACATTGGTAATGTGAAAAATGAAGTGGTGTCCATGTGTCGTGGAACATACGTACTGGAGCTCGATCACGATGATGAGATTCTGCCCGACTGCCTGAGCGATGCAGTGAAGGCGTTTGAGACGGATTCGGAGGTTGGGTTTGTCTACATGGACACGGCGCACCTGTACGAGAACCGGACCCGCCACTCGTACGGTGATCATTTTGGACTCGGATACTGCGGATACTATCGTCAGAAGTACCAGGATATCTGGGTGAATGTCATCTCCTCTGCAAACATCAACAACATTTCCATGAGCCACATTGTGGGCGTTCCCAATCATCCTCGTATCTGGAAGCGATCGGTCCTCAATGATCTAGGCAACTACTCCGAGTACCTGCCCATCTGCGATGACCAGGAAATCCTCATGCGCACATGTACCAGGACCAAGATGGCTCGTGTTCACAAGTTTGCGTATATTCAGTACATGAACAACGGTTGGAATAACTTTTCACTGATTCGCAACTCAGAGATCAATCGTCTCGGTCCTAACTTCATTGTTCCTCAGGGATACGCAGAGTACAAGATCGACGATCACATGAAGGCGGTCGGTGCCTACGAAGTGCCTGGGCCGAATACATGGGATCAGATGTGGAAGAAGCCGAATTTTGAATACAGGTATTGCAATAGTGTACTGAACTTTGACTACGACACACAGTACTGCATCCTGGGCAAGTCGGCACTTCTTGATAACATAGATCGCCTTCGGGAGCTCTATGGCAACAGTAGAAATGACTTTTTTGTTCTGGACAATGATGTCTCAAATGACGAACTCTGCCACATACTCGACACCCTGGATCTCACTCGAATGAAATGCTACTCACTCAGCGACTGCACATGGGAGGAGCTTTGCAAGTATTTCCACTTCGTCTGTCGTAGCACGAAGGAGTACGAGTTCATTGGGTCTGCCGATAGAATTCCTCGTATGACATCGTTGGAGCCTCCTGCACCACTTGTCCTGGAAGATACCGCTGGTGAAGCTTCTGACCAATTACCTGTGTCGCTTGTTCCGGTGTAATCTCGCCCTTCTCGATCTTCCTCTTCAGGGCAAGCATCTCAAAAAAGGTCGTATCCAGGCGGTCCTCAGCGTGCATTTGAAAAAGGGAAGGGTAGTTGTAGTAGAGTGTCTCGTTCTCCTGCTGGAGCTTCTCCTCGTACTGCTGCTTGTTAGCCTTGAGACGAGCCCACTTCTGCTTGGATGCATCCATGTTGCGAACGAGGGCCTGGACCTGTGTTGCGGTCAAATCATCGTCCTTGATACCACGAACTCCAGCCGCTACCTCACTTGGAGTCAATTCACGAGTTGCCATTTTCGTTTACTAAGATCAATGGCTTTAACTGGGTCATTAGGGACGCACACTCGTCATGCGTGGTCATTCCGGTCAAGATGATCTGACCTGTACGAAACACCTTGGCAATCCACTTGGTATCTGGAAAGTACACCTTGACTGCGGGATACACCGCTGGCTCATACACCGTCGTGACCCCCTTCTCGCGGAGAGATGCATATAACGCATCCCGCGAGATGTTCGTAGCACCCGTCAGCTTGGTCTTGTAGTTCATGAGTACCACACGCCGAACATCCGTCCACTCACCCGTTCGCGCGGCGGGACAGTGGGTCTCGATGTGATCCTTCAATAACCCCGTGACATGCCGATCATACTTTTCATCCAGAACGCCCGTGATGTGAAACACGCCGTTCTGGAAGATTTTGACAGTGATCTCCTTGCGAAGGAGAGTCCCGTCTCCTGCTGACATGACGACCATGGTAATTGAGTTATGGCCAAAGCCCGTCGTACGCTTTGGCACTGCAGTCTTGGCTCGCCTCTTGATCAGGTCTCGCTTAGAGGATCCCCTCTTGACGATACCCTGCTTTTCAACCTTGATAATGTCAGCTGTCAGCGGAAGCTCGTGGGCAAGAATGTTCGTATCAAGCTTGACCCCCATCGTGTAGAGTACGACCATTGTTGTGAGTGTCGGGTGATCCATTGTTAGGTAGCTCTGTGTAGACCCAATCGGTTTCGTTTTTCCAGGCATGCGAGAAGGAATGTGGAAACCGTGTCACCACGATGCAATGAAATGTCCGCAAAGCCTTTCGCAAGATCACCTCCTCGTAAGGAGTCAACATCCATCCTTCCAAATATCCAAACCAAATGGTTCCGGAGGTTTGGTGTTCTGAGATGGATTTAATGGTGTCTACAAAGGATTCTTCCAAAGAAAGTCGAGACATGTCATAGCACTCGGCTGGCTTGGGAATACGATAGGTGTAGATGGTCAACATTACTAGACTTCTAGGGAGATGTTTAAGCGTTACGATCCGCCGTATGCGGCCACCGGATTGTACTCTTGAGGCCAATCGCCTGTGCCGCTGTCAGACGGCAGTTGCACTCACCCGCCAGCTGGGTCTTCTTGCAGGTCGGGCAGCAATTGCTGACGTATCCGTTTCCGAACATCTGGCGAGCCGCCTGGATCCTGGACAGCTCTGCATCGGCCCTCAGTCTGTCATTGATCTCCGGGAGCTGGGCGGATGACAAGCACGGCATGGTATTCGTGATCTGCGAGGGCTTAGCGTTTCTGCGAAGTTCACCCTGGGCGACCGCCTGGCCGGCCGTAAACTCATTGTAGTCAGACGTGTCGCGAACCTTGTGGCCGCCGCCGTGGAGGAAGGCGGCGGGGGAGGCTGTAGACGGCGCATTCAGAACTAGAGCACAGGCCGTCCTTGCGGCGACTGTCTCCAGATTGCCCGATGCGGCCAGACGCTTGACGATCTCTGTTTGGTGACCTGCATCACGACGAGGGCGGGTATCCGTGATGGTTGGCATCCGCTGCTTGTAGCGACCCAGGTATTCACTGTACGACGACATTGCTTATCTTCTAGGTAAAAAAGATTTAAGTTTGTGTTCTCCAGCAATTTCCATTAGACACCTGGGTGTGTGAAGAAGTGGCGGCGACAGCATTCGCGCGTTAGTCCCAGCTCGTTCATGGCACGGCCCTCTGCCGTGATGGTGGTTGTCTTGGTGAGATACACTAGATCGTCCTTTTCGGGACGACCATCCTGCTTGCGGTACTTCTTGATGAGCTCGTTGAAGGTCGTCCACTTGCCGGCGATGGGAAGGTTGCATGTGTAGCAGCGGACGGGAATTGGGAAATCCATGATGACTCCTCTTGTCTTGACACCTGGAGTTCCGTTTTTCTTGTCTGCCCGAAGAACAATGAAGAAGTCCCACATCTTAGTTGCCATTGTTCTTGCTGTCATTGCGGCCTTTGCATTCCTCGTCATGCGCCCTGATCGTCTCCACCAGAAGATCGCGTCTGACATTCAAAAAGTGAACGCCCGGTTCACGCCGTCGGAGTCCATCGACCTGTCCATGGCGATGAAGTTGACGACCCACGAGGCACCCCAGATGCTCAACCCTCCCGCTGAGGTCCCGCAGCTGCTGATGTTTCCCCCGAGTCCGGAGGATCTGATGAAACTTTCGGGAGAGTAAGTAATGAGTACATTCAAAAAGTGGCTACTTATTGTGATTGTAGGCATTGCGTTGCTTCACACTATGGGCGGGGGATTTTCGGATATGTTAGGTCTTTCATTCTTTAGCCCCGCGCACGGCTGGAATGAGGGCTTGATCTTTATGTTGTTGGCTGTCGTGGTTGCTATCGCCGTAAAGTAGTGAGAAGGTTGACTGTCCGATGAGTAGACCGAAGACTCTCATTTTCGAGCATCAGCTCACTGATCCTCAAGTTTAAGAGACGAATCTCCTCCCGAAGAGGGGCATTCTCGCGAGCAATCCTGCGCTGATCTTGCATGATCGCCTCATTGATATTAAAGAGTGCTGACTTGACCTGCTCTGCGGCGGTGAGAAGTGTATCCTGAACTGCTGACATTCTATACAGTCCTTCGTATTATGCGACGGACGATCCATTTTACCACATAATTTCCATTTCCTGGGTGCTCCAGAACTCGGACGTATTGTTCGCGAGCTGGCGACGAATGATATAGGGCAGCTTCCTCTCTGCAATTTCCTGCTTGGCAACGGTCCACACAAACATGGGGTCCGATGTCTTCAAACCCTTGAGATCGATGAGCGGTTTAGCGCCCTCTGCGAGCTGCTGAGCGCGTACGGCGACTAACGTGGTGTATTCATACTTGGTGAAGTAGGGCTGAGTAATCCGGGGCTGCTTGACCATGTCGGCGACCTCCTTACGAAAGACAGGCTTAACTTCGGGGTGGAGATCCATGCTTACTCTTGTATTGAAGTTCTTTTGTCCGTTTTACGTCGCACGGCTCCTCATCCGTCGCACGGCTCCTTCTTTCTCATGAATACACAAATGCCTACTCTCTCGGCATCTGATTACACGTCCTTTATCAAGGCTCAGGCTGCATCGTTTGCGTATCGCAACGGCGCGATCCCCAATACAATCCAGACTCGCGACCAGCCCTACCCTAACCAGTCGGTGCTCAACGCGCAGCTCCTGGGCAGTCAGGCCGCTGCTCTTCTGACACCCAGAAACTCCACCTTGCGAGTGGTCAACGGTCAGATCCAAAGTGTTCGTCCCTACGATGGAATAGGCCGTGTGAACCAACCAAAAAGTTTGTCTACGGTGGCTCAGTCTGGAACCTTGAGCTCGAGTAAGTTTCAGCAGAGGGGTGGTCTGCCGCTGACGGCCCCCAAGGGGACCAACACCTACGCCCCGGTCCCCCAGCTTGCTCGGGTAGACACCAAAGCTACAGGTGCATATGCCTCCTCAATTCCGCCCACTGGGTCCACACGTCTCCCTACGCTCCAGGGCGGCACGTCCACGTAAGGGCCTACGGGCCACGTCCCCAAGGGGTCCTTCACGGGCCCCGTGCGGCCTGTTTCCAGGTCACATCACACGCAGCACACTGGTACATCCACACAACGTTTTTGGCATCCAACTTGATGCCAACAATGTTTGAGTCCTTACCCTTGGTAGGGCAGACGGGGTTCGGGCACTTCATATTTGTAAATCGAGGAAGTGTGGGGTCGTGCTTGAGGTAGGGGTTGATGGAGTACTGAATCGACGTATCTTGCAGGAGATCATGCTCATAGACGACCGGGTTCTCCTTGGTGATGGGCTCCTCGTACTCGCACTGGCGGCACTTGAGGAAGGCAGACCCAGAACGCTCTTCGATGTTGTACATCATGTTGTCGCACTTGGTACAGAACTTCATTGTGTAGATAGGTCTCCCTTAGAATAAGGCGGGTCCATTTTTTCCGCGGTTGGCCGCGTTTAAAACGGATAGTTGGCTACAAAGTAATCGGCCCTACTTATCACAGGATGCTCAAGTCAAAGCTCAAGGAGTTTCTTGATGGCACCGGCAAGGAGACCGACACAGATAAGAAGAAGGGTGGTCGCAAGGCTGAGGGCGATTCTGCAACACACACGGGCATGTCTGGGGGTGCATGGAGGATCGATGAAGAGGACATTGACGAGTTCTACAAGCTGTATTCTGAGTACATTAACCACGGACATGGAGCCCTTCACATGACGGAGGTGAGTACTCGCATCGGTGCGATGCGTGTTGACCTTGACTTCAAGTATGATGGCCGGCTGGAGAACCACATCCACACGCAGGAGCAGGTGGTGAACTTTGCGATGGCCTACATGGATGAGGTGAAGAAGTTCCTGGTTCTTCCGGATGGCATTGAGATCTTTGTCAGCGAGAAGCCGGAGCCGACGCTGTATCCGGCGGGAACCGAGAAGAACAAGTCGGATCGCGATTTCTCAAAGTCGGGTCTTCACATGGTGATTCCTGTCTTGAAGACCAATCACTTCGTGGAGGAGGAGATCCGTCGTACTTTGCTGAAGCGGATGGACGAGTTCTTTCCCGGGTTGCCTCTTGCTGACAAGTGGGACAAGGTCTATGATGAGGGCATGTTGAAGCATACGAAGCCCTGGACTCTGCTGGGATCCAAGAAGAAGGAGGGAACGCCGTACCAGATCAAGTATATCTTGGACTGGGATCCTGCAACGGGGGACATCAGCGTGGATACTGACGTTCCGGTTCAGATTACTCCGGATCTCCTCCGGAAGTTGTCGATCCGGTCCAGTCCATCTACGGAGACACCTATGACGGAGGACGCAACGGCCCGCTTCAAGAAGAAGGCCGAGCAGGAGGAGGTCCGGGCATCGGTGGGTGCCCAGCGTGGTCGGGCAGCGGCTCGGGATGGCGAGAAGCGTGGATCGCGCGCATCCACACCCGAGAGGAACACGTACCGGATGCCACTGTCGGAGGACATGGTGAGCTACTACCGGAAGCACACGATGAACCTTGCTGCGTTCCGCTACACTAGCTACGAGGACTGGATTAGCGTTGGCATCTGTCTGAAGAACATTCACCCCGACTCGCTGGAGGCGGTATTCTATGACTTCAGTGCGCAGTACGCGGACTACGATCCCCGTCTGGCGCAGTCCAAGTGGGATAGCTTCAGCTTCCGCACGAACGGTCCGGTTTTGTCGGAGCGCAGTCTTCGCAACTGGTCTCGCCTGGACAATCCTAAGGAGTACGACAAGATTGAGTTGGATAACGTGGAGGAGCTCGTGGAGGAGGCCACGAAGACCATGACAGAGCACGACTTTGCCCGGGTGGTCTTTGCAATGTTCCGCGACGAGTTCAAGTGCTCGGACTATGGGCAGAACGAGTGGTACTGCTTTGTGGGCCACGTCTGGCGGCTGACCAAGAAGGGTGTCGGGCTGATCCGGAAGCTGTCGAGCGATGTTTGGCGGAAGTTCGTGGAGAAGGAGAATGCGATGGGCCGCCTGAAGGAGGTGACGGATCCTTGCTCGTGTGGTGGGAAGAAGAAGGGTGAGGAGCCGGCTGAGCCCTGCGAGATGTGTAAGATTGAGAAGCGGAAGCAGAAGTATGTGGATGCGCAGAAGAAGCTGAAGACGACAGCCTTTAAGAAGAACATCATGGAGGAGGCCCGTCTTCTGTTCCTAGATGAGGAGCTGTCCATCAAGCTGGATGCGAATAAGAACCTGATTGCCTTCAACAATGGCATCTTTGACACGCTGAACATGGAGTTCCGCGATGGAAAGGCTGAGGACTATCTCAGCTTCTCGACGGGTCTGGACTACCATGAGACACGGCATTACACAGACTACGCCTGTTGGCAGGAGCTGTGGAAGTTCCTGAGCAGCATTCTGCCGGATCCTGAGGTCTTGGCGTACTTTATGGCTCACTTGGCGACCTGTATGGTGGGTGGAAACCCTGCTCAGAAGTTTCACATCTTGACGGGATCTGGTTCGAACGGAAAGTCGATGCTGGTTATCCTGATGGCGATGTGTATGGGAACCTATGCGTGCAAGGCACCGATCACGCTGATCACGCAGGACCGTGGCAAGGCAGGTGTTGCGAATCCTGAGCTGGTGCGTATGAAGGGTAAGCGTTTCGTCACGATGCAGGAACCCGAGGAGGGTGCCAACATCAAGACGGGTCTGATGAAGGAGCTGTCGTCATGCGAGAAGATCACCGCGCGTGATCTGTTTGCGGGTGCGAAGGAGATGATTGATATTGAGATCCAGGCGAAGTATCACGTGTCATGCAATAACAAGCCGAAGGTGGATACGCAGGACGGTGGAACCTGGCGGCGGCTGCTGGTGATTGATTTCCCGAACAAGTTTGTACCGAACCCGACTGCGCCGAATGAGCTGCCGGATGACAAGACCATTCAGATGAAGGTGGAGAGCGTGGAATGGGCAGAGTGCATGATGAACTATCTGGTGACGATCTTCAAGGCAGGTCATGGTTTCAGGAAGCTTCCTGTTCCGGAGAAGGTCACCTTGAGTACCAGTGAGTACAAGAGTGAGACGGATGTGATTGGTCGGTTTATTGCCGAGTTCATCCACCCTTTGGAGTCGGGTGAGCGCGTCATTGATCCTACGACCACGGGCCTGATGAACCGGGAGTTTCAGCGCTGGAAGCAGGAGAACAATCTGTACCAAGGATCTACATCGGAGCTCAAGAAGCGGGTGGAGACAACCTACGGTTCACACCCTAAGAACGGGTGGACCTCCTTCCGCTTCGGCTCCGCCTAGAGCCCTTGCGACCACGACGGGACCCAAGGTCCCTTGTGGACCGTGTCCGGCGACGGCGACCACCATACGGACCCGTCGCAGATGTGGCCGGCGGATAGGAGCCCAGGGGTGTAGGCGCAGACGTGCGAGTCTCGTCAAGAGGCGACGATGAGAACCATGTTGTGGGATTATACCAGAGCATTTAATAAAATCACCCTATTTTTTAATGAGCCAACAGCTAAACATCATTCTAGATATTGACAATACACTCGTTGAGTACTCTGGACGAAGGGGACTCAAGGAGCACTGGGCGGCGCTGTCTGAGGAGGAACGCGGAAAATACAAGCTCAGTCAGGGGTTTATTCTTCGCCCGAATCTTTGGCCTTTTTTAGAGTGGCTGAAGGCGAATGTGAAGTCGGTGAGCCTGTGGACCGCATCGGAGCCCGCGTATGCAAGATGGGTGAAGGAGATCCTTGAAGATTACATGGGTCCGAACTTCATTTCAAACGTGTGGAACTCCGATGACTGCGCAGAGGCCAAGAAGATGAAAGGCGTGATCAAAGACCTCAACTACATCTGGTACGTAAAGAAGAAGTTCCAACCCTGCGATACGATTCTCATCGATGACGTATCGGACAATATTAACAATAGCTATAACTACCAGAACGGGATTCAGCTCAAGGCTTTCGCGTTATGGGGGAATGTGTCTCATGACAATCACGAGTGGGTGTACCGTGATATGTCGAAGGACCGGACACTGTTAGATGTCATTGAGCAGTTGAAGAAAGTACCCGCATGTCGCGAGGGCGAGGAAGATACGCATCCATTTGAAGATGCACCTCACGTTGGGTTAGGTGGTCGTCGGCGCAGACGGAAGACCCGCAAACTTACGCGCTACGGGACGCGCCGATCCGGGTCAGCACGTAGGTACGGAGGAGGCCGATCGTGAAGATGACCAGCACGAACGACACCACCAGGTTCACGAAGGCGACCAGCACCTCACCCAGACGGAGCGTCACGCCACCCACCGTCACCGTGAAGGAACCGACACCCTTGCCGGCCGCCGCGGCCGGGGCGAGGAGCGGCGTGAGGATGTCCTCGGAGAGCGACTTGAAAAACTCTCCAACAACGCCACCGAGGTAGAACGACGCAGTGAGGATGATGATATCCCGGGTGTCAAGCATTTTTATTAAGATAGGTATACTTTATTTCGTCAATACAATGGATACTAGATTTTTTGGACCTAGTGGATGGCAACTCTTTCATTTAGTTGCCTTCAAGTCGAAACACCCCGATGACGTTCTGAATCAAATGAAAGATGTCCTGCCTTGCAAGTTCTGCCGTGCGTCCACCACAGAATATGTTCAAAAACACCCCCTACGAGGCGACCCTGGCAAGTGGTTATATGAGATTCACAATATGGTCAACCACAAACTGAGGAGTCAGTGCAAGGATGATCCGGCGGTGGTGAATCCTGGACCCGATCCGGAGTTTGAGGATGTCAAGGCGCATTACATGTCCCTGAAGCCCACCGCGGTTCCTGGCGGCGACTTTTTGGCTTCGATTGCGGCCAACTACCCCGACGATCCTGAGCCCGAACAGATGGCGACCCAACGGACATTTTTGCATGCTCTTCATCATGCGTATCCCTTCCCCGAACTCCAGGCGGTGTATTCCAAGTACATCACGGCACACGAACCCGTACTGACATCTCGCAAGGCATACATGAAGTGGATGTACGGGTTGCTGAGTGTGCTGTCAAAAAAGGTGGGAACAAAAATGCCAACCTTCAAGGGATTTGCTCATCATCTTGCGTATTTCAAGAGCGGTTGCTCTAAAAAGACGTATCATGGAAAAACATGTCGCAAAACAGCGGGTGGTCGCACGAAGGACCGTGATCATCACAAAACACACAGACTTGTTCATCGTAGATTACTTTGATTTGGGCTTGGTTTTGACTTGTAGACGGGTATGACGGGCAGAGTAGACATCCGCCCTCTTCTCCTTGGCGGTCTTCTTGGTTTCGCGGCGGGTCTTAGGGGGCTCCATACAGTCTATTGTATAGTCAGCGGGTTTCCGTTTTAACCGATACGTTGGAAAAACGAATACGACACTGTCCTACAAAGCACTAACACCATGGACTACACTAAGAATACTGTTCCAGAACTGAAGGCACTGTGTAAGGAACGCAAGATCAAGGGTATCAGCGGTAAGACTAAGGCTGACCTAATTGCTATGCTTCAACCACAGACAAATGTTGTACCCGTAGACACTGCTCCGGTTGGCAAGTTAAAGGTATTGTCGCTGTTTAGTGGATGTGGCGGTCTTGATTATGGGTTTCATCAACGGGAAGAGTTTGCTGTGATGAAATCATACGATTCTATGAAGCATGCGGTTGAAACCTACAACTTGAACTTTACTCCCAAGGCAGAACAATTTGATGTCAAAGATATACTTAATCCTGAATTCAATTTGGGATTTGCTCCAGATGTAATTATCGGAGGACCACCCTGTCAAGACTTTAGTGTCGCTGGAGATAAGACGTTAGGAGATAGGGCAAATCTTACAGAAACCTACATAGACATCATTGATAAATATAAGCCTCTATACTTTGTGATGGAGAATGTCCCAACTATAAGGACAATAGGTAAGACTATATATGACAAAATCATCAATAAACTAAAAGACTCATCGTATGGTCTTTCGACAAATGTAGTTTATATGCCCGATTACTGTATCCCCCAAGAAAGAAAGCGCCTTGTTATTATCGGAAAACGCAATGGCGTTGATGGACTATTTGATAGCCCCTTAAGTAATGCAAAAGACCCAATTAACAGTATCCGCGCATATATCGAAAAGACCAATATTGATATCGGATTGAATGGTAAAGAGCATATTTACAGGCATCCTCGCAACTATAACAGGCGCGGGGTATACTCAATTGACGAGTTGTATCCAACTGTTCGCGGATGCCTTCGCAAAATGTCGCCTACGTATGAATTCCACGAGGGCGATACAAGTCAAACAAGAGAAACTGTGATTTCGCCAGACTGGAACATGGTTGCTAGGATCCAAACATTCCCTCTGTCTTTCAAGTTTGCGAATAAAAACAATGCAGTAATTATTGGAAACGCTGTTCCGCCCAAGTTCTCTGAAGTATTAGCAAGTATCATTGCGACTCACCACACAACTTCTTGAGACGCTGAATTTCATCCAGCAACCGACTCTTCTCTATTTCCTGCCATAGACTCGTATCCGAACGAACGTCCTTTAGAATAATGTCTGTAGACTTCACACGAAACTTAAACTCGTGCGTCTTCAATGCATCTATATCGCGCAATGGGAAGAGAGAAACCTTTTGATGTGCTACAGTTGTTGTTTTGTTCAGTTTATACGTCATGACGCTTGTCGATGCAAACTCTGCCAGAGACTTATCAATGAGTTTTAGTGCTTCTTTTGCCCGTTCTGTATCTGCATCCTTAATCATACGAAGTACAGACACATCCGTAAAGACGACAGCATCAAGGTAGATAATGCCGTCTGTCTTTTTCCACATAAGCATCCACATATACGGATGTTCAACGATCGTCGAATCAATCAGCAACGCATTTGCGTCTTTATAGGTCTTTGAAGGGTTTTTCATCAATATGTTTTGAATGCAGTTGAACGCATAGCAATCTTGGCGAAGAATAAGTTCTGTTTTTGGACCCTTGTAAAGAACAACTTTAGACTCGAGGAAATCAGAGGTGTTATCAGTAAACGTAGCACATATATCATTTGGGGGCGGGTTAATAAATTTAGGATCACAGTGTGCTTTCTCTGTATCAAACTTGGTACTTGTAGGAAAGCGGCCTATATTACGAACTGCACTGTTATCGCACATGAGTATATGTTCCGCATACATGCCATATGCAATTGGTAATAATGCGTTCGCAACTTTCTCCGAACTTTGGTCTTTACTACAACAATTTTCTGGGGTTAGCCCATAAAGATGGTTGCCTGCAAGTGTATCAGTTTTTGACACGCTTGTAGGGTTCTCTGTTGGATGGAACTTCTTGTTGTTTCTCAGATGACCCTCTTTTTGACAAAGAGAACACTTCATTTTTGGTAGTTGTATTGAGTGGACTTGATACATTCATTTTACAGGGTTTCTAATAGCCCGGCATACCACCGCCACCGCGGCGGCTCTTGCGGCCACGACGGGTCTTGCGGCGACGGCCACCGACCGGGGCGGCACCCGAAAGGAGACTGCCCTTCAGGGTGGAAGAGGCGGTTCCCTCTGAGGCACCCTGAACATCACCACCGCCGCCACCGTGCTTCTTGTAGGTCTTCGCCGCCAGCTTGAGGACCTGGCCGAACTTCATGCCCTTGTGCGACTTCATCGTCTTCTTAACGTGGGAGAGCCAGGCAGTCATTTTGTTTAGTTGTCAAGAAGTTATTGTAATCCCACGGGCTTTTCAACAAATCCAGGGGCGAGACGCGAACCGCTAAAAAGAAGCCACTGGCATCCATACGCAGAGGCGATATTAGGATCCAGAGATTGTTTGCCAAAGGTGGCATCGGGGGCGACAATCGTGATTGAGTTGCGATTGTACTGGACGAGCTCGGGCTGATCGCGGGGGTGCATTGCCTGAGCGTACAGGAGGCGACGCAGCCTAGAGTCGGACCACGACAGATTCACAAGGGGTCCCAGTTCGCTTCCCTGTACATTATCGGATACGATGATCAGCTTATTTCTCAGTTCATCAAGCGGAGTGGAGACATCCGCGCGACGAGTAATGTGATGGCGGACGGTTGTCTTCAGGCACTGTGCTGCGAGGTTGAGCGTGACGTTGTTGGTGGTGTGGGGCACGATGGAGAGAATGAACGGCTCAGAACTTGATGCCCACGCCTGGATCAGATCGACGCAGACGGAATCAAACGTCCAATACTCCATTGCGTAGTCAAATCCAAGATTCAGGGGACCTTTTGCGACCGTGGGCTTCCCGTTCTCATCTGCATAGAGATGCACTTCAAGCAAACGCCGTCCGGATGCAATAACCGTCTTGGCCTCTTCAAAGACACCACCCGCAACGTAATAATCACACAGCCGCTTACGAGGACGGTCTTCTGCGTCAATACCCTCATGCCACACACTGTATCCAAGGATGGCGACAAGTGCAGCTCCAATAGCAAGCTCCATTACTCATTCATCAGTTGTATTTTTGGGGGACGTGAACAAGATCTGTCGAAATCCATTCATGACATCGTCGGGGATTCTTACTTGCATAGGGATCTCTGTTAAGCAGGCGTAGTGGAAATACAGACAGTACATTCCGCATTCAGAATCCTTGAACTGATGGCGGGTTGAGTTGAAGGTCATCTTCATGGGCTGCGAATGAACCCCCGTCTCATCCCATTGGGTCTTCCACCGCTTCATGAGCGTCTTGATCTCCTTCTCGGGGGCGTGGGCATAAGAATCAAAGTACGTGATGCGCGGATACTCCAGATCCTTGCGGACATCACAGAACAAGGCGATCCAGTGCTCGCCAGGACCATCGTGGGGATCGGTGTTGAAGACAATGCCGATCTGTTCGTGTCCCTTCTTCACCAGTTCAGGCAGCTTCATCTTGCAAAGGGCACTCACCAGACACTGCTGAGTCTCACTCTGCAAATCAAAGTCAATCGGGATACATCCTACGAAAAAGTACTTGGCAAAGAGCCTGGTGTAGTTCTTCTCCACGCGATCAATATCGTCAGAGGACAGCCATTCATTGCGCTTGATTGCCCATTCTTTGGGAGCCCGAGGCCGCTGCATCAGAGACGAGACGATACATTCAGCCGATCCGGTGGAACACTTGTCCGACAAACGGTGCTGGATATTGGCCCACATTTCTTCAGCGGTTCCCTCGGGGACCGGATCTTCCTTAGGGTGTTCTTGATTGTAAACCTTGCGAAGACGCTGGACTTCTTCCGAGTCAAGCCAGGACATCCTTGTTATAAAACGGATACTCTAAAATCAGTTAAGAAGCAAACCATCATGGAGCGACTCAAGCCTATCCTTTCTACCTACGCAACCGTTCAGCGTCAGATCAACGACATCAATACTCAGGTGAATACGCTTCGAGATGAGCGTCGTACCATCGAGCTGGATCTTGCAGCACTCTACGCAACGTCTCGAGAGGAACTCCCCGACAAGATTAATCTTGCGACTTCGGGGATGACCTTTGCAGTGAAACGTCCAAATCAGTGGAAGAAGGGATGGTCCCTGTCCAAGAAGGAGCTCAAGTCCTATCTGGACGAGCTTATGCCTGGTCAGGCGGAGGCGGTCATGGCTGAGATTGTCAGACGGCAGGAAGAGAAGATGGTGGAGACGGATTACGGATTTGAGCTGAAGGTGCTGAAGCGTGATTGAGAGTTTCCTCTATTTCTCGGAGTGTTTGCTGAAATTCGGCTAGATGACGTTTCGCTTGGTCCAGGTTTTCGTGAGGGAGAAACCCACCCCGGATACGAGTCAAATTACACACAAGCGACCCGTTGGTGCTGAGGAGACGAGTAGCCAGGGTGAACAGAGGTTTCACCATCAACGTGATATGACTTTTTACAATACATTATTTTTAAATCAGTGATATAGAAATGGATGCATCTGTCTATACTGAAATGATACGATGTAGAGCTTTAGGAAGAGGCTGTCCAGGACCAGCAGGACCGGGCGTCCAACCCCTTTACGGTTCATTTTTGAGTATGACAAGTCAACCTGTCACGACAGGGAATCCTGTGGCAATCACATATTCAGAACGAACGATAGGAACTATTAGTGTAAACGGAACCTTTCCTAACAGTGAAATCGTTATTCCAGTAACAGGTGTCTTCAATGTTCTCTTTTCGGCTCAATGCGATTCAACAGGTGGAACCCACTATATTGAGATTTTTCCAGTTGTGAATGGAACTTCAGTTTCAAAAAGTAATACACGAATCAGACTGAATGCTGCAACAGAAGCCTGTCTTGTTGTAGAATATATCCTTTCGTTCAACGCTAATGACAAACTTCAATTATTTATGATAGGAGACGATACAAACGCTCGTCTTGTTGCTCTAACAAGAGGGGGAGGGACACCGGTTATTCCGGATATTCCATCCATAATTGTGAATGTTACACGAATTGAATAAAATATTCGCCAACTACACCCCGTCATCCACTCGGTCATTGAAGTAGGCAGCCATCTTCTCCGACAAACCCTTCACACTGAACTCCCATACGCCATTCCAGTTAGGGCGCATCATCTTGCGAATATCCTTCACGCCGTCGAGGATGATGTGGCGGTCTACGTACTTGCGGTTCACGTGGGTTCCGTGCCACAAGTGAAAGATGGGACCTGACGTGCAGGCGATTCGGGGTTTGGGCAGCTTATCAAAGGCTTCGTACGCAGGGACCAATGCGGGCTTGAGGTAGGTGGATGGGAACTTGACTCCTAACCACGCCGCCGCTGACAATGTATCTCCACTTCCCGTGACACCATATTCAAAGAAGCCCACTTTGCGGAACCAGCTGCGTCTGAACGCCCACGCAAACCCCGGGTGCAGCTTGTGGTCAAAGGTCTTCTTTTTATCCATGTAGATCACCGACTCCCGGATCTGGGTAGCTTGGGTATAGGTGATATCCAGCCAAACCGCCGTGGTGAACGGTTGAACCACATCGTGATCTGCCAGGGCAGAGGACACCTCCGTATACCAGTCCGGATTGCCAAAGATCAGATCCGCATCCAGAAACAGGACCTTGGAATAATACCACGGAATCTTGGCTTCCAACAGGGTGCACAAATTCTCCTTGTGGAACATCACCGACTTGGCGTAGACGTGAAAGGCATCCGCAATCTCCGGCTCCTGTCGGTTGTACACCAGCTCCATCGTGTAGTAGGGGATCTTTGCCAACTTCAGCTTCTCAATCGTGTAGAAATAGTTCATGAGCATTCTTTTGGACTTGGCAGGATTGAAGAAGACCAGTCCCACTGCCATGTCCTTACAGATCGGTGCTCTGTACCTGACATCCTTGATCTCAACCACAGTGCCCGGATCATGTTTGGGTAATGTGTCTGCGACCTCCGTATAGGCCATAGACTGAGCAGCTCCCATTGTGTAGAAAACGGATAAAAGACTTGCCACGTATTGACACAGTACAATGAGCGACACGTATTCTCCCTACAATCCGCGGAACCGATTCTTCACTGTGAAGGATATTCACCGAATTCTCCATCGGCATGGTCTCCCTCATTACCGTGTGGCAAATCCCAAGATTTTCCAGACGGCCATGGTGCACACGACCTACGTCAAGCGAACGGATTACACAACTCCAGACGGCCGTCCCGCGTCGTTGGCTCCGTGTCCTGCTGGAGTGATGCCTTTGCAGGACGAATCCTATGAATGTCTAGAGTTTGAGGGAGACTCCGTGTTGGGTGTTTGCGTGGCAACCTACTTGCGCCGGAAGTACCCCGACAAGAAGCAGGGATTCTTGACGGATGCCCGCAAGGAGCTGGTGAACAATGAGCGGATTGGAGCTCTGTGCCAACAGGTAGGTCTGGATACATTCTACGTGATCTCGCGACACAATGAAGAGTCGGTAGCCATCAATGGTCGCAAGAATATCCAGAAGCTTGGTGATATCTTCGAGGCCTTCATTGGTGCCTTGTGGACAGATTGTGGCAATCGATTCAACATTGTGTACGCATTCGTGACAACTGTCCTGGAAGCCTATCTTGACATTCAGGACGCTGTGACGACAATTACAAATTATAAGGATATCTTTCAGAAGTATTGTCAGCGAGAGTTCAGTTGTACCCCGACCTATACGATGCTGAGTCCCATGACGGACTCCAAGGAGATTCGTGTGTTGGTCATGGACGGCCCGACGATTCATGGACGGGGTCAGGGATCCACTCGCAAAAAGGCAGAGCAAATGGCTGCCAAGGAGGCCTTGGAGAAGTTCAATGCAATGCCCGCTGCGTAATCACTCGCCCCTTTCGTCCACAGCTGAAGCGTTTGAGAGTACGACCCTTCTTCTGCAGAACAGACTTTACACAAATAGCAATCGGTCCTTTTTGAGTCTTCACCTTCTTGGCCACCTTTTTGATACACTTGCAGAACCGCTGTGTTTGATTTAGTTTGCGAGCACCTCCGCGGCGAATAGAAACAACTTCCGAATACGGAGCATCTTCCATGATAACCGTTTTGTCTTCAAGAAACTTGATTGGAATTAAAAGCGTGTGAAGGGCATCTCGACGGAGACCGGGTGCCTTGCGCATCATAATTCCAGGAGGCTCCATACCAACAAATTCCGAACGGACCGGATACCTCGCTGCAATAAGTGCCGCCTGTGCTGGCAGGTCGAGTTCAAAGCCAGCCCAACCTACCGTGGCGAACAGAACCCGAACGGTGACCTTCGTTTCAATGGGTTTATCACGAAGTCTCAAGTGTACTCGCCTATATTGATTGTTCGGGATCCAGTCTTCCCACTCTATGATATCGGAAATCGAAGATAGTTCAGGTAGAGGTACGGGTGCGGGTGGGGATGCGGGTTGTTGAGAAACAGGCACGTATGTCGGAAATGAAGGTTCTTTGGGTGCGGGCGTGGGCGTGGACACGAATGAGAGCGGGGGCGTGGACGGTGGATCTACATACGCAAACATACGATCAATGGACTCGTGAACCTTAAGCATAATCTCGTTGGTCGGAATACTTTCGGTCTTCCATGCTGCTTCCATCTCCTTACCAAAGGCCAGTACTGCAGCTGGTTTCAGAAATTTATACTGTTCTGCTCCCGCTGCTAAGGAGGCTACATCATAGAACTTCATGAACCGATGGCTTGTTGAGTCATCTTTTAGGTCGATTGGGCACGTTTCCAGAATACTGCACGGTCCCCTGAACTGACTATATGCCGATCTTCGCAACCGGGTTGCTAAATCGCGAAGACCCCATCTCTTAACGAAGTTCTTGAACCCCTTAATACCGATCGCCGCGCGCCCCCAGTCGTGCATGACGATGTGATCGCCCATCCATGCAATATTTCCAAAATGCGCGTCGGTATGAATGACGTTCTCATTGTTGAGGTATGCAACTGCGTGGAATAGCTTCTGGAGCTCGGCGGTTGTTTCCGGAATCGGGTGCGTATTTCGGGCTATATCCTCCTGCTGTTCTGGCGTAATAAAGTTAACCTTGTCAACTTTTATTCCGGGAGTAGAGATCCGATTGTTATGTGCTGCGCAGGTCAGAATTATAGGGCTATTCGCGAGTTCCGAAACTCGAGGGGCGCTGTAAATGTCCTCCTCCTTGAATATGGGCGTACATGTCGCAACTGCGACGTTGAAATACTTTTTGATATCCTGATCGGGATACTTTGCTTGAACTCGATCAATTGCCTCTCTCACCTCTTGTTGATTTGTCAGTTCGTTTCCATCGTCCGTAACCTTGTTCGTCACTCGCGACACATAGTCGCCCGGCGGCGGCACCCCAGGTGTCATGGTGCCTGGCATGCATGCAACATGTGGTTTGTAGACGCATGTATCAGCACCCTGTGCGATGAATGCACCTCCCCGCCTCATTGTGTCAAACGCAGAAGAATATATCCTCGCAAAGAATAAACTAAATGGGCGGCGGTCTTCTTCAGCTCGTTGCGTATGGTGCTCAGGATGCATACATCACTGGAAATCCCCACATCACCTTCTGGAAGGTGCTCTACAAGCGTCATACGAACTTCGCCATGGAGGCGTTTCGCGTGAACTTCACTGGCTCGCCCCAGTACGGCCAGCGCGTCGTTGCCATCATCAATCGCAACGCTGACCTGATGTACAAGACCTACCTCGAGGTCCAGCTCCCCGACACGCAGACTGTAGACGTTAAATGGTCGGCCGCATTTGAGCGTCGCCTTGGCTACCAGCTTCTCAAGAAGATTGAGGTTGAAATCGGCGGCCAGATCATCGACACTCACTACGGCGAATGGCTTTTCCTGTGGGAGAACCTGACATCTGGCTTCGACAACTCCGTGAAGCTGGACAGCATGCTGGGTGGATACATCGGTGGCACGGAGACGACGGCCGTGTCCTGCGGTGGCCGCCCGGCGATCCTGTACATCCCGCTCCAGTTCTGGTTCTGTCGTAATCCGGGTCTGGCTCTGCCCCTGATTGCCCTCCAGTACCACGAGGTGCGCATCAACGTGACTCTGTCCCCTGCGACGGACCTTGTGACGGCGAGGACACCTGGCACTACAACGGTGTCTGCCGCGGCGGCCCTTCTGCCCCAGCTCAAGGACATGGCACTCTACATTGACTACATCTACCTGGATGTGGATGAGCGTCGCCGGTTCGCCCAGCAGTCGCACGAGTACCTGATCGACCAGCTCCAGTTCGGTCTCCAGCAGACGCTGACAACGGCATCTGCGCGTATTGACCTGACCCTGAACCACCCGGTGAAGGAGCTGGTGTGGGTCTTCCAGGATGCCCGCAAGACGGACTGCGGCTCGGACCTGACTCGTAACCTCGGATTCACCCAGCCGTTCAGCTACGATGACATTGTCAACCGTGCCCGGCTCCAGATCAACGGCCAGGATCGCTTCGATGAACGCTACGGCGACTACTTCTGGAAGGTTCAGCCGTACCAGCACCACACGGGCGGTGCCTTCTGGCCGATGCGCGCCCAGGTGACATCGGCGAGCGTTACGGCTACCACAATCAGCCTGACTGGTGGCACTGCACACAGTGTCGGCGGAGACGTTCTTACAGTTGGCGGTACAGCCGGATCCAATGGTGTCCCGGGCTCAACTGGTCCTTATATCATCGAAGGTGCCACAGTGACAACTGCCGACGGGCTGTGGTTCGCGCCTGGTACGGTTATTACTGCGTATGGTTCGGGTTCTGGATCTACTGGAACCTACAACCTCAGTGAGCCGGCGCTCCAGAATGGAACCGTTACACAGACGATCACGATCACGCTGCCGAACGTGAACTACGCTCCCCACTCAAACCCGATCAATGTCTACTCGTTTGCTCTCCAGCCCGAGGAGCACCAGCCGTCTGGCACGTGTAACTTCTCGCGCATCGACACGACCACGCTCGTGTTTGATAGCATCAGCGCTACGGGTATTGCCAAGCCGACGAAGAGCACGCCGTTCAACTTCCGCATGTATGCCGTGAACTACAACATCTTCCGCGTGATGTCCGGCATGGGTGGCCTGGCGTACAGCAACTAAATATTGAGTCAAATCAAAGTGAATGCCTTCGTTCGCATTCACGTTCTCTGTCGTCAATACGAAGTCAGGAGCGGCTCCCACTGCAGATCAGTTGAAGTCGCGTGCTGAAGCGCTTCGAAAGGATCTAGGTGCGCTAACATTAACTCTTAAGTTCACCGACACCGGTGATCGTAAGGGTACATTTACTGCTACAGGAACTGCAGCTAACTTGGGTGCGATTGAATCCAATGCTGCCACCGCAGTTGAAAATCTTCCAGGAACAGCGGGGTGGCTTCCGGATGACGTTCCGAAGTTTGGAGCTGATGATCCCACCGCGCCGGGTGGTCGCCGTCGTCGTAGCCGTCGTCAGAGCAAGCGCAGAACTACTCGTCGTCGTTAAGTATAATGTTGATGATCATTGTTGGGCTGGCAGTTCTCTTTGCTGCATGGGTCCTTTCCAATCCCATCACGCACTTCCGCAAAGATGCCCCAACTACACGTCTTCCGATTGAGGGCGTGCGAGTTGTTCAGCGATTTTCTTCACCATTCTCCGATGACGCTGTTGTTCGTTGACTCTATCGCGATTTGCGTGTCTCCATTCTTGCACCTTTTGCAGTTTATGTGCACTGTTTTCAGCATACCACTCTTTGTGTCTTTGGATATGTTTCTGCGGATCACTTTCTCGGTATGCCTTGTTCATCTTGCTGACATATGCAATTCGCTCTTCTACCGATCGTATAGGATGTCTAACATTCCACCCACATGTAGGTGCATGCTCTTCCAACATCATGCGTTCATGCCAGAGCAACTCATCATCGCTCGCACTTTCTATTTCTTTCAGTGAGCTGATCGTCGCGTGGTCCCAGCCTATAGAATTAAAGTAGGCATACATTGGTCTGTGCGTGCAGGTTGGGTTGATGGACTTATTTCTATGCCAGTCTAGGCGTTTCTGGAGGGTTGTGCGAGTGGATCCAATGTATGCCTTACCATCGTGTTCAATCTTATAGATGCGGCCACTCATGTTACTATTTGCTATCATAATGTGTAATTGATGTATTTGGAAGACATTTTCCGATGGATATAGTTTGTTGAGTCATAATCGGCACAGGAAGTCCCTTACCTGGACATTTCACATGTTCCCTTCCTAATATATGCCCCATTTCGTGGCTTATAACATACTGTCTGTACCCATCCAAGTCCTGACCGCTCTTTGCGCTTCCGTGTTTCCATCGCTGTTCATTGATCCGCATCTCTTTGCCACCTAACTCTGCGCAGGACAAGGTTGGATCGCATCCAACTGCCGTCAGTCCTTTCACGGACGACAAATGGATGACCACCTGCGGATTGGACTTCACACGAACAAACTGATATCCTTGCGATTGCCATCCACCAGGATCCGCCAAGCAAATGGCGACTTCTTGCGCGAAGTCTGTTAAGGAAAAGTCTACGTCGGGGTCTATGACGACCGTGTACGTGATACGCACCATTAAAAATGGATGTGATTTTATAACAGCCACAGAGGTAGGATGCCTAAGTGTTCTCATTGCAAGAAGAAGACCCATCTCGAGTTCTACTGCACCTGCTCAAGTGAAAAAGTGTTCTGTGTGAAATGCCGCGCAACCGAAACGCATCTCTGTTCTCTGGTCTATGTTGCAGTTCCTCTTGTCAAGGTGGTCGCAGAGAAGGTTGAGAAGATCTAGTCGCCTCCAGGCGGTGAGATAGGCATGTGCTCCAGCAGCGCGTCCATGATCCGCGTCACCTTCGCAGTGGTCATGTTGAACCGATCCATCACCGATGCAACAATTCCCCCATCCCGTTCAATGAACTCCACGCTTAGCATTCCTGCTGAGTTGTACAGCTTGAGATACCATGCGTCCGAGTTGGGTGTCAACTCGGCATTGAACCAGGGTTGAAATGCTGTGCGGCTGAGCTCCATCTCCAGGCCGTAGTTGAAGTTGGCGTTCATTTTAGCGACTGCGTTGCGAATATTGGAATCCATCTTGACACCTTACTCCTTGTTTGGAGAAATCAAATCCGTTTTGTAGTACAAATGAACTTCTTGCTCGAAGCCGTACTCGTAGGTCTTTTTTTGCTGCCGGTGTTCTGGGTCGCTGAAAAAATTGGTATGTCCAAGTGGATCACTGTGTTTCTTGCTGGAGTCCTGTTTCACCTGACGGCGGAGCTGACGGGTATCAACCGGGCTTACGTCTTGACTAAGGTCTGAGTGAGGTAGGCCAAGATCACCTCGTATGGACCCACACACTCTCCTGTAAAGTACAACGCAAATCGATCAAGATACTCATGAGGCACGCAACTGTGGATAACCTTTGCAGCGTGTTCCATACTAATGTCTTCCACCGCTGCCGTGTCCCACGTGTAGTAGGGGTAGAATGCGTTGAGACGAGACCGCGACGGGCAGTCGTAGGGAGTGCATTTTTCGAATGCAGCGCGCAGCAGACGGATGGAGATGAGACGCTTCGGAAGATCCTCAAGTGTGAGAGTGAGGAATGCCATGGTAGTGTACCCTGCTTCTACTGTCTAAAATGGATCTGTTTTGCTCAAATAAGTAGGGGGTGGGCATCGAACAACATGGCTACCTTCAATGATCTTCTCGAGACACGCACGCAGGAGTATATTCGCGACAACAATGCCGAGATTCTGGCTCATGCAGCCAGTCGCAACAAGGACCTGATCAAGAAAATCGAGACATTCCGCAAGACCTTAACTGATCAAGAACAAGAGGAGATGTCGGTCGATTACTTTCTTCAGAAGATTCAGACGGACATGGCCATCAGGGCCTTCTTCCGGAAGACCACAACTCGACAGAATATTGGAGAAATCACTCAGATTGAGTGGATCAAGCGGTCCGTGCCGGACACAGTCAAGCTCAATGCGGATGTAGGAGGCAAATACCTCTCTGGAGGCGAGATGCACGTTGCTGCTAGTGGGGTTCCTCGTCCGGAGAACTCGACCAAGACCTTTGACACAGAGTCGTCTTCAACGAAGACGTATGGTATCTTGAAGCTCACCAAACAGCCTGGTGGAGCGCAAGACAACCAGTACAATGATGTTAAGACCTTCATCCGGCACATTGTCTCGTACTTTGAGGCCCACGCAGATGCAACTGAAAAATTTAAGTTCTATCTGGATGGCGCGTATTACACCCCGAAGAAGCGTGCCGAGCTGAAGAGCATGGTTCCGGAGGCGTATGTTGACCAGATTATCATCACGAGCTGTGAATCAGATGAAGTATAATTCGGTATGCAAGCTCGAACGGAATTCGCTTGCGAGCATACTCCTTAGATTCCCGAAATTGTGGGAGAAACAAACTCCAAGTCTCATTTCTTTTTAACTCAATGAACTTATTGAACCGATCAGCAATCTCTTTTTGTTTGTCAGGACTGAGCGTGGTTCCCTTGATACACACTGTTAGGTATGCACGGCTTGAGTCCTTTGCAGGATACACATATGATGGGTCATACTTCAACCTGATTCTGCCTTCTGCTTTTCCAGAATCAAGTGCTGTTAATGTTAGATTAGTTAGTGTTTCACCTTCCGACAGCGGCCTACCCTCTACGTGTCTGCGCACGGTTATGTTATCCGGTACAGAAAGAGTGTAGATATCACCACCGATGATCCAATCATCTACTTTACGAACCAAGAACTCCTTCTCAGCCCCAGATGGTCTGTGGATCCACATAATTGACTGTTCATGCAAGACCTCTGTTGATCTCTCGAACGAGATAACAACGACCGTAGTTGATGTATCTGGAAATACATCCTCCTCAAAGTACTTGACCTGAACGACACGATACTTTGACAAGAAGGCATTTCGACACGCTACATCAATATCGCGTGGCGATAAGAAGAATCCTACAGGGATGATTACGCTTCCTCCCAAACAATTCGAGTTGGCAAGCGATATCATAAAACACTTGTAGAGGTCGTTTGTGTCATATGTATCAAACACGGTCTTATCATCCGCGTGATTCCTGGCCAAGTAAGGCGGATTTGTTATGATCCAGCAGTCATCATAGTCTGGTGGATCTAACAATGTATCCCGCGGTTCTACGCCGGGGTGTTTCGGATCAATGTCATACGCTTCAATTGGATTGTCCGTTCCTATCCAACTCAGCAGATCTCCTTGACCTGCAAATGGTTCGATAACCTTTACATTCTTTGGCGGTCGTTGAACCCCACTAAGAATGTAGTCGCTCTTGACAGTATAAAATTGACCAGCCGACTTCTTCATGAATCAATCTATGATGATTGGTGTGAGTTCCGTTTTAGCGATGATCACCCGTAGGCAGTCTCTTCGCCGCCTTTCATGAATTTTTCTAGACCTTCCTGGCCCGGACCTTCTTCACAGTCGCGGGCAGCTCAACCTGAATATTCAGCGTCTCCAACTTGTCCTTCATCTCCGTAGAGATCTTTCCGATCTCAGTCTGAAACTCAGACATTGATGTAGTAATTGCCCCCTGTGTCTTCGTCCACTGAGCAGTGAGCCGCATAATAAGTGTCCAACCATTCACCAATACGCTGCGAGCATCGGCGGACCATGTCTTGAGCTCATCTCCTGCACTCATCTCTCGCATATTCTGAAGAAGCTTAATATACTTGCGCCACGGCTCAATGACCGTACCGACAACCAACTGAAGCCGGTCAATCGGATTATCGGCTACATTATTCATGTACACCGCAACCTTGTCATCGCCGATGATCTCGGTCTCGACCCAGAACCGATTGTGGTTCGGAACATAAGTCTTCGTGCAAAGCAGAATCGCAATCTTCGCGTCCTCATTGCTGGCAAAGTTATCATGGAACTTCTTCACATCATGGATACTGTGTAGCCTTCCATCGTGATTCTTTACGTCAATCATGACGACGGTATCGTCCCACACAAGATGTCTGTCCATCTTACCAGTCTCGCCCGATGTATCCGTAATGTTCGCCCCTAGGAACGCAGTCTGTAGCCACTTATCGACCATCTGCTCGCCCGCATCGCCCTTATGCGAACTTTTGTTCATAAGCGCATCATAGTTTGACTTCTGTTCAATTCGGTTCTGAAGAACGCTGCGCTCCTGATCCCAATGAGCGGCCTTGACTCGCATGTATTCAAGTTGTTCTGAGAGGGTCTGCCGCTCGCGTTCAACTGCGGACAGTACGACCTTCTGTTCCTCAATCCACTCCTGTTTCAGTTTCTCAACCCTAGACTCAAGTCCAGACGCATTCAGATTATCCATCGCCATCTGTCGCATAGATTGTACGTCCTTCTCCTTCTGCATGAGCAAACGATGGAGCTCTTCGTCCTTCTCAGCAAATCTGGCTTGAAACTCGCTGTCCTTCTGAAGAAGGCGCTGATTCGCATCTTTCTTGAAGATCTCAAAGTCCTCCCGCGTTTGATCAAGATTCTTCTTCCACTTGGCATTGAGTTGATCCTGAAGTTTGTTCTCACTCACATGGTGCTGCTCTTGAACGAGTTCACATCCCCACTTCAGTGCGTTCGTAATGTCATCCTTGCCCGCGGTTGTGTACCACTCCGGCACATTAACGCCATCGAGCAATGTATGAGTATGCCCGATCCCGGTCTGAGCAAGCCCAGCGATTAGTTCGCGCTTCCTATCGTCCGGACATACGACACCTGCTTTGGTCTCCAGCTCTTCTAGACTCTTGAGTGGATTATCCACGTCGATGGTTTTTTCTACACCCTTCTTCCCATCCGGGGTCTTTACGCGAAAGAGTAGCGACTTAACGACGCACCAGCTCGCCATGTTATAGACTTGTTTGTATAGAAGCATGTAAACGGTTTGGTGCCACCATTGGTGGATCGCAGTTGCCACCATTGGTGCCACCATATCCCACCATTGGTGTCACCATATCCCCCGGGGGGAGGGTATGAAAAAATGCTAGTTT